GGTTGAAAGGAGCTGATATTGAATCTTCCCCCACCAAGCACGTTCGGTCTTCCCTCTAAGTTTATTGCATGGAGAAAGAACCAGGCTGAGGCGTGTCAGTCTATTATAGATTCCGAAGAAAGATTTCTACTTCAGGTATGTCCAACTGGTAGTGGAAAGAGTATTACTTATGTGACCGCTTCCCAGCTCATTTCCGGGCGGACCGTCATTCTGACCAGTACCAAGGGACTCCAGACTCAGTTGATGGCCGATTTCGGGCGCATGCCAGGAGTGGTGGATATCAGGGGACGGGGGAACTACCCGTGCCGTATGAACAGTCAGGTGAACTGTGATATTGGACCCTGCGTATTCGGGGTCAAGTGCTCAATGAAGGAAGAAGGGGGGTGTTTCTATTTTGACCAAGTGAAGAAGGCCAGAAAGTTTGCCAAGGTGGTGATCACCAACTATGCGTACTGGATGAGTCAGAACGAGTTCAGTGACGGGCTGGGACCCTTTGACATGTTAATACTGGATGAAGCTCACTCAGCCCCGGACCACATCAACGACCATATCAGCGTCTCATTCAACAAGAAGAACAAGATGGAAAACCGGATGCTGGATTTGGACGGTTCGCTTCCCAACAACTGCGAATCGTGGTCCATGTGGGCCAGTGAGAAGTTGCAGGACGTTCAACTGGACATGGAGACTGCCAAGGTGAACCGGAAGGAGAAACTGTACCTTGCGTTGAAGCGGATAGCGGAGAAGCTGAAGCGTCTGGACGGATCAATGGACAATACGTGGTTATGGGAGGATAACCCGGAATCCGTAATACTCAGCCCGGTGTGGCCAGCCCGGTTCTCCGAAGCTGTTCTGTTCCTTGGGGTCCCCAAGGTCGTGCTGACCAGCGCAACAGTGGTTCCCAAGACCGCCAAACTTCTGGGGATCCCCACTGAGTCCGTGAAATTTGAGGAGTATCCCCACTCATTCCCGGTTGAACGTCGACCCCTCATCCACGTTCCAACTGTGAGACTAAACTACAAGGTGGGGGACATGGAGAACCGATTGTGGCTCAACCGTGTGGACCAGATCATCCGGCCACGTCTGGGGACCAAGGGGATCATCCACACCGTATCCTATGCCCGACGGGATATGGTGACTCAGTATTCAGCGTTCAAGGAACATATGATAACCCATAACCGAGCGGACACTGAGGACGTGGTCCGGGGGTTCAAGCGATCCGAAGCTCCAGCGATTTTGGTTTCCCCGTCAATGGCCACCGGATGGGATTTCCCGGATGATGAGTGTCGCTGGCAAATAATAGTGAAGCTACCATATCCGGATACACGTGGGACAATAATGAGGGAACGCAGTAAAAGGGACGGGGAATTTACAGCTTATATAACTATGCAACAACTGATTCAAGCTACTGGGAGGGGTACTAGGAGTCAGAAGGACTGGTGTGAGACTTTTATTTTGGATAACAACATAACGTGGTTTTTAACCAAGCATCAAAATTTATCGGTAGATTGGTTTAATGGAGCCTACCGTGTGAGTAGGACCGTACCGTTACCACTAAACAACAAGGAGGAGTAATTATGGGTAAAGCAGTAAGTTTAAATCCGGAGTCATTTGTTGAGGGTGGGGGTTTGATTGATGATGTTGACGTTACCTTCGTTGACTGTTTGTTTGAGATGTTTGACTACAACGGAACCGTAACCCCCGGATCTCCCAGCCTTAAGATCAAGATGGCAGATGAGGACGGGAATGAAATGGATCAGTATTACTCAATGGGGTCCGCTCAGGACTGGATCCCCAGTGAGGACGGTTCCCAGCTCGTAGCAGTGGGAAAGGCAACCGGAATCAGGATCTCCACCAATGGTGGTATTCTTCTGAAATCGCTGGTGGATGCTGGGTTCCCGGCTGAGAAGCTTGGGGACGACATTACAATCCTCAACGGACTCGTGGCGCACGTAATCCGGATTCCGGCCCCCAAGAGGGCTGGGGTGAAGCTGTCCGATAAGCAGAAGGAACGGGAAGAGAAGTACGGACCCCCCACTCTTCTGGTGGTTGGGGAAATCAAGACGTTGCCCTGGGAGAAGAGGTCACCGAAGGGAGCACCTAAGGGTGGAGCAAAAGCCCCGGCTGGGAAACCTGCAGGGGGGAAACCCGTAGCGGCCAAACCGCAGACCAAGGCCGCACCTCCGGCTGACGACGGGGATGATTTGAGTTCAAAGGCCACAACGGTGGTCCTTGAGATCCTGGAAGCCGCAGGGACGATAACGAAGAAGGAACTCCCGGCCAAGATCTTCCAGCAGATGAAGACGGACCCGGACCGGAACGCCATCGTGAAGCTGGTATTTGATGACGAGTTCCTGGGAAGCGGACCCTGGACGTATGAGGATGGAACACTGATCGGAGCATAGTGGGGTTGCAGTAAGTTGTGCTTAGTGGCTTGGCTCTGCAACCAGATGGGGGATGGTCTGAAGATGATTATCCCCCATTTTTAACCAAATAACCAGAGGTGAAAGAAGAGTTTATTGAGTTGAAAGGAAATAAAAAACCATGAGGGACGACGACGATTGGACCGAAACCAAGACCCCACCACCATCCAAGCCCGGTTATTACATCTGGTGTCCCAAGGACGTGATCAAGACCAAGGATGGACCAAAACAGAACAGTGTGGGTCCCAATATGCACATTAATCGTTGCCTATTCAGTGGATGTATGTGCAGAGATCTGCTGGAGCGGATTGAGGAGATCGCTTGAAATGGAAATAATAATCAAGGACGAGAAGTGGCCCAAGACACTCTTTGAGGATGCCGACGAACGGGAAGACGGACTCCACCTTGGACACGTTGTGAAATCACTGATGGACAATTCCGGACTGGGGTATAAGGGCGAGGGGTTCTCCGACATGGAGTTGACTGCCGAGATTGGACTCCTGTGGGAACGTGCTCTCAGCAAGATAATGAGGGAGAAGTATGCTCCCCGTCCTCCGCAACTGCTCATTGACGGGATATGGATGTCCCCTGATGGTGTATCCACTAATGATCCCCTTGGGTCCCTCAGTGTCGGTCTGGACCCGGACGGTGAGGTCCCACTGGTGGTTGAGGAATACAAGGCCACGTGGCGTTCAACCAACAAATCCCCAGTTGACAACTTTTACTACATGTGTCAGGTGAAGAGCTATTGTCGTGCGGTGGGGACCACAGTGGTGGTTATGCACATCTTTCATCTAATGGGGGACTACAAGGGATCGGGTCCCGTATACCGTGTTGCCCGGATTACGTTCACCGAATGGGAACTGGAACAGAACTGGGAAATGATCATCAAACATAAGGAGGCCATGAAAAGGTGATATGAGGAACCTTGATTTAAAAAGAGAATACAACAGACAATATAATGCAATTAACAAACTGAAAATATCAGTACAGAAAAGAGAATACTATTCTAAGAATCAGGAAAAAATCCTATCCAGGAGCAGTGTTAGAAATACAAAAAGAAAAATAAAAGTAATACAGCATTACGGGGGAGTGTGTTCCTGTTGTGGAGAGTACAGAATAGAATTTTTGTGCCTCGACCATAAATATGGGGGAGGAAATAAACACAGAGAGGATATTGGGAGTGGAACTCCTATGTATAAATGGGTTATAAATAATAACTTTCCACCCCTGTTCAGGGTTTTGTGTCATAATTGTAATATGGCATTGGGATCCTATGGGTATTGTCCACATACGGAGGAAAAATGAGAGAGGACTTAAAAAAGTTGGGGTTTGTTTCGGCAAAGGATATAAAGAGTAGACCAAGAATGATATTGTCAATATCTGGACTTGAAAAGCAGGGTAAAAGTCACTTCTCACTGACAGCTCCTGGTCCAATTGCATTTTTTTCAATGGATACCGGGGAAGAGGGAGTAGTGGAGAAATTCGAGAACAAAAAGGAAATAAATATAATCCGAATTGACAGAGTGGATAATGATTCCCCAGGACAGGCCCCGAAAGAATTTGATAGGTTTAAGAAGGCATACAATTTTGCGCTGAAGGATAAACTAATCAGGACAATAATAATTGATACTGCAACTGAGATATGGGAAATTTTACGAATGGCAAGGTTTGGAAAATTAACACAGGTTATGCCCTTTCAGTATGGGCCAGTGAATGCTGAGTATCGAGCGTTGATCCGGGACGCATATAATTATGACAAGAACCTGATACTCCTCCACAAGATGAAGGCGCAGTACATAAACGATAAGAGGACGGGGGAGTGGGAACGGGCTGGGTTCTCGGATACCGGATTTCTGGTCCAGGTGAACGCCCAAATATACCGCTACGCTCCTCAAGATGGTGGGGACTTTGCTATTTTCATCAAGGACTGCAGGCAGAACCCGGACGTGGCTGGTGAAGAATTGGTGGGTCCAATGTGCAACTTTCCATTTCTGGCCTCAATGATCATGCCGGAAGTGGACGCTAAGGAATGGGAGGATTAAATGGCTCAAAATCCAAAAGTGATGGACTTAATTGCTGGTTATCAGATGCTAATTTTCAGCAACAAAATCGTTGTGGGGATCAACAGTCAGTATACGATCCTTAAATTCAGGAGACAGGTGAGGCCAGTAGACGTGGACAACATTCAGAGGGTGTTTCTGATGGGAGCGCAGGCCATAACCAAGGCCGTTAGGGAAGAGGAGATACGTCGTGGAGAAATTGCCGAACCAATTGACATCTCCCCAGAACCGGAATCCGGTGAAGTGTCAGGCGGAACCAATGGGGGAGTTCGGGAAGACGGGGGGTGAGTACTCCGGTTGTTGGTGGTGTGAGATGGCTGAGGTGTGCAAACTGATAACTGAGGAGTCCAAAATTGATCTTAATAGATGAGCGCACAGGCTCCGTTGAACTGGCCGAACTGATTACCTCCCCCAAGATAATATGCCGCCTTGACTATGCCGATTTCGCCTGGTCCGGGAACGGTCCTGAGGGTCCCGTTGATATCGGAGTTGAACGCAAGACGTTAATGGATCTTCTCCAGTCAATGACCACTGGCCGCTTGAGCGGACACCAGATGGTGGGACTCACCAACAAGTACGATTGGGTGTATCTGCTGGTGGAGGGGATATGGAGACCGGACCGCAACAGTGGAATGGTCATGCGGATAAGCAATAGTGGGAAGTGGGGACCAGCGTCCCAGGGTTCCCGTCGCTTCATGGCACGGGACGTATACAATTTCTGCAACTCACTCCAGATCATGTGTGGAGTGATAACGATAATGACGGGAAACAAGTGGGAAACTGCAAGGTGGCTGGACTCGTGTTATGGGTGGTGGGGGAAGGACTGGGGGAAGCACAAATCCCATCTCCAGTTCCAGCGGCCAGTGACCCATGCGACGTTGAGCAAACCGTCATTGGTAACCCGGATTGCAAGCCAATTGACGGGAATTGGATGGGATAAGGCACGTAAAATCGGGATGAGGTTTACAACTGCTGGGGATCTGATGAACGCAACCGAGAAGCAATTGAGGACGGTTGAGGGGATTGGACCCAAACTGGCAAAACAAATCATAGAGGAACTGTCCAGTGAATCTAACCAATAGAACAATAATACGATCTATCAGTGGAGACCAGGAGGAAATCCTGCAATGGATAATAGATTTATACTGTCCAAACGGGTTCGAGGTAGATCCTACTTACAGCAAAGGAGTGTTTTACAAAGGAAGTATACCCCAACCTACTCTTAAGTCCGATATAAATCCCCAGTATGACGACGTACTTCCGTTTGAGTGTACCAATCTACCATATGATAGTTCATCCATTAATAGCATAATATTTGATCCCCCCTTTCTTGCAAGTTCACCAAGGGGTGGAAAATTGGAAGGAAAAATAACAAGCAGATTTGGGTATAATGAGTGTTATTATACCAGAGTGGAATACCTGTGGGAAATGTACAGGAAAGCTCTGGTGGAATTTAATAGAATATTGTCCCCGAAGGGGGTTCTGGTGTTCAAGTGTCAAGATGTGGTTGATACTCATAAGCAGTTTTTATCCCATGTAAAAGTAATAAATATGGCTGATGATATTGGACTATACGCAAAGGATCTATTTGTATTGTCCAGTGAAAGTGTAATGATAGGACATAATCAACACAAACAACAGCATGCCAGGAAATTTCATTCCTATTTTCTGGTATTTGTAAAAGAAAAGTCAAAAGTAAAATACGGAGGGTGATATGCCATTAAAGTTAATGAATAATGATGGGGATTTCTGGCTCCAAGTTGTGGGAGTGAAGCATCCGGTGGAGGTCAACATTCATCTGGACGTTAAGGGTTCCGTCCCCAAACGGATCTTGGCTGAAGTGGCTGAGAACAGATGTCCCAGTCCGGGGGTTTACTCATCCATCATTGGAGAGCTTACCGACCTATGGGCCAAGGCCAAAATGACAGGGGACAGATCGACGCTGGTTGCCGGAATTGAACGGGTAATCAACAAGTATGGATCGGAGGAGGTAGCGGATGATTAGTAATGACAAGTCACTGATTGAGCTTGCCGGGACCTCTCTTGGAGAAACGGATAAGGCGGTCCGGATTGACTTTGGTGACAAGACGCTGTGGGTCCCCAAATCCCAAATGGAAGACTGGCCTGATGTTGGGGAAACGGGGGAAGTGTTGATAAAGGAGTGGATTGCAATTCAGGAGGAACTAATATGAGGATGGGAACCAAATCTCTGCTGTGGGGTTGCCATCAGTTTCTCCTCCATCCCATATTCACCCTCTGGGGTTGGGTGCGTCTTTACGGCTGGAGATCCGTTGATTTGGTGGTCATTCTGGTTGCTATCATTCATGACTGGGGTTACTGGGGTTGCTCCTCAATGGATGGTGATGACGGATTCGTTCATCCACTCCGGACTCCCCTTCAGCCACGTTGGGATAAGACTTGGTTTGATCCATTAGGTGAGGAGATCTGGTATCACTCCCGGCATCTGTGTGCTGAATTGAGAGCGGAACCCAGCCGCCTGTGCTGGGCTGACAAGCTGGGGACCGCTCTGATGCCCAGTTGGTTGTGGGCAATCATGGCCGCCGCCAGTGGTGAGGGTTGGGAGTACATGTCCAATCCGCACGGACAGGATTACGTTGCTCCGGAGGAAATGACCATCCCCGGACTGCGCCGCTTCCACCTGAAGTACAAACAGGTGTGGGGGGATCCTACAAGGATTCTGGTCCGGGCAAGACTTACACGGATGAGGTTGAACGGAGCAAGTAAATCGGACAAATTAGACGAATGGCTGAGGTACAAATGATAATCAAGTCAACAAAAAGACCAAAGTGGTATAACATCAGGTGGAGGATATCCAATCTGTTTGTGCACATAGCCCGTATTATTGATCCTGGTAATCCGGAGGTTAAGGCTTTCTACATGCAACGAATAACGGATGCTCTCATCTATGGTAAATCAATAATCAGGGTTAATCCCGAACACATTCATATAGTGGACCAAAAGGACGAAACCAATGAATAGTTGCTCCCTGTGCCCGTCACTCCAATCCCGGAAGCGTATCTGTTGGGGAGAGAACCACTCCGCATATATGGAGGGGAACCCGGAGGTCATGGTAATCGCTGAAGCTCCCGGAATTGAGGAGGACAAAGTTGGTCGTCCCCTTATCGGGTCCAGCGGCCAGGAAGCCCGACACCATCTCAACATCAACGGGATCTCCAGTCACGGGGTTTGGCTCACCAACGTGTGTATGTGCCACCCCCCCGACAACCGGGACCCGTATCCCGTCGAGATCGCCAATTGCACCAAAGCTCACCTCATTCCACTCATCAAATCAATGAAACCCAAGTGGATCATCACAATGGGTCGCATCTCTACTCAATGGCTCCTGGGACCCGTCAACATGGAACTCACACACGGTATCCCCCGGACCATCAACTTTCACGGTCTGGACGTTGTGATTATCCCCACTTATCATCCAGCCGCAGGTCTTCATTCCCCGGAGAACATGATCCTCTTCCAGTGTGATATGCAGATTGCTGGAGACGTAATCCGGGGAAAGATCCAACCTCATCCCCCGGTGGACGAGTGGGAGGGTCGTGAACGCTATCGTATCGATCCCCCAGCTTCCATTCTCAGCTCCCACCCCCCGATAATAGCGGTGGACACTGAGTGGGCACGTGGCAATCCGTTCTGTCTTAGCTTCTCCGTAGCTCCGGGAGAAGCATGGGTCGTCCGGGGGGACCAACGAGCCGCCCTGACCGCTCTGAACGCCGCTCTGAATTACGGAGACACTACGACGGTCATTCAGAACGCACTGTACGACCTGCCCGTCCTGGCCCAGATGGGCATCTTCCCCCGAAAGGTGGCGGATACTATGGTCATGGCCTATCTCCTCCAGAATGAACCGCAGGGCCTCAAACCATTAGCGTTCCGTCACTGCGGGATGGAGATGAGTAGCTACTCGGAGATGGTAGCTCCGGCCACAAAGGGAATGGCAATTGAGTACCTGAACCGGGTAGTGGAGATTGAGTGGCCGGACCCGGACCCCGTTCTGGAGTGGAAGGACGGGTCCCCCAAAGTGCGTCAACCGCAGAACATACGGAAGAAGGCACTGAAGATCCTCAAGGACGTGGAGGGGAAGGACGCAGACCCGGCTGAGAGATGGAAGACGATTGATGAGGGAAAGGAGATAGTGGAGGCGTTGCTGGGTCCAATGCAGGAAGGGGAACTGTGCGACATCGAGCTGGATGCGGCAATCCGGTATTCAGCACGGGACGCTGATGCCACACTGCGGATCTACCCCATCCTGTGGGAGCGGATTGTGAGCCTGGGGTTGGAGGATACGTTCTGGCGTGACATGAGAATGATGCCAATGGTGGTGGACATGATGAGGAACGGAATGCCTGTGGACGTTAAGGCGTTTCGGGGACTCAGCTCCTATTTCCAGAAGAGGATGGACACCATTCAACGGAAGATGCAGATAAACGTGGGACACCACTTGGACGGGCAGTTCATCAATCCGGGGAGTTACCCCCAGATGTCAGCTCTCATCTACGACAAGTTGAGACTCCACGAGAAGGGTGGGAAGTTCAAGAGCAAGAAGGGAGCAACGGTCAATTCAACGGCGGACGATATCCTCAAACGCTATCTTCATTTGGACCCGGTAGTCCAGGACATCATCGAGTGGAGAGAGTACCAGAAGCTGAAGACCAGCTACTCGGACACCATACCCCGGAAAGCGGTTGGGGGGAGGATACACACCACACTGCGAATAACAAGAGTGGCAACTGGGAGACTATCATCTAGCAATCCGAATCTGATGGCTCAACCGACGAGATCAGAGGAGGGGAGGAAGATCCGGGATTGCTACGTCGCTCCAGAGGGGATGGTGTTCCTGAGTGGTGACTATTCCCAGGTGGAGATGAGGGTGGCCGCTAATGACTCCAAGGACGATAAGATGATGAGGATCTTCTGGGCTGGGGACGATATCCACTCAATAACGGCCAGTGAGATGTTCGGGATTCCCATCCCCCAGTTGGACGAAATGAAGCACCGGTATCCAGCGAAGAGAGTGGGGTTTGGGATCCTCAACCTCATCACGGCTGAGGGACTTCAACGGGAGCTGGCAGTGGGGGGAGCAGGGGGTTGGACCGTTGCGGACTGCAAGGACATGATCAAGGCATGGTTCTCAATCTATAAGCAGGTTGCGGCGTACATGAAGTCCAGTGGGGAGCAAGCAAAGCGGTATGGCTACGTCCGGGATATGTGGGGTCGCTTGCGTTACATTCCGGGGATACGGTCAACCAATAAGTGGATAAGGATGGAAGCTGAACGTCAGGCCGGAAATGCCCCGATTCAGATGGGAGCACAAGGTGTAATCAAGGAAGCTATGGGGAATCTGGTGGCGGTGTACCGTGATATCAATACGCTGGGACCACTGGAACCCATAATCCAGATTCATGACGATTTAGTGTGGTTGGTTGGGGAATCAGTGCTGGAGATCGCAGTTAAGGAGATCGGGGGAGTGATGAGGAGAGCCGCACCCCCAGATTTCATAATTCCTCTGGAGGTGGACTTCAAAATGGGGAAGAAGTGGGGATCACTGAAGAAATTACCACATAACTAAGACGTAACCATCGGCTCCAGCTTCACCAGCCGCTCCACCACCAGCATTGGCAGTTGCTCCGATACCACCGTAACCCTTATTCCCGAACGTGATCCCGTCGAGTGTTGAATTACCACCACCATCTCCTCCCACTCCGTATTCTGGACCATAAAAACTCCCGTTCCCACCAACTAATCCATGAACTTTCCGGGTTCGGACCTCAGTTGCGGTTCCGGAAGCTGATCCCGACACTCCTCTTGCCCCACCTGTGGTATCAGATCCACCAGCACCCCCAGTTCCACCGCTGGCTTCAGCTACTCCAGCCCCGAATTTGGACGTTCCACCAGTAGCTCCGGCACTTCCGGCTCCAACTCCACCTGCGGCTCCCCCGGCTCCACCACCACCGACATAAACGGTCACGTCCCCAGATACTGTGACCAGGAACTCAGCTTCGCAACCACGACCACCACCACCACCACCGGCATAATTACTGTAGTATCCACCACCTGAACCTCCACCACCACCCCCGCCACCGACCATGACAACCCGTACCGTCGTTACTCCGGAAGGACGGGTCCACGTTCCCCCGGCAGTGAACAACTGGCATCGGGAGAGTAGCCGCCCATCATTACCAGCGCAAGCTTGGAGTGCTCCTGTTCCGATAGTACGAGCGGACCCTACTGCCGCCGCCGAATCCGTTGGGGCTTGATTGATGATGATCATATCAGTCCCGTTATACTTGAGGATGATATGGGAACCAGCCCGGATTTCCCCGGCGATTAATGCTCCTCCCCCCTGACTCTTGATGGTCTTAGCCCCCAGCGAGTCGATATTAATGGTGGGAGTAGCTGTGGTGTTGGCATCCGTGAACGTGATGAAGAAGTATGCACCTGTGGTATACGTTCCCGTAATATGAGGGGTCAGTGAAGCGGTGTACACGTCGGGGACAGCCGCAGTTGCGGTTGCGGTGATCTCAGCCAGCACTCGATTGAGCACGTTGAGGGTGTTCCGTACCGTCTGGGCATCTCCGTCGTCCATCAGAGAACGAGCGAAGGCAGTGAACGTGGCCAGAGAGAACGTATCTACTCCGGAGAGGTAGGGAAGGCGATCCGCAACAGTGACGAGAGCAAGGAACGAAGTGAGGAGAGCGGAGGATTCGGATCCCATGTTGTCTTTGGTCCACAGAACGACATCATCAGCATCCAGTAGCTTGAGACGGTATACGCCATCGAGCCATACGTCGGCCTCACCATTGGAGTCCAGAATGATGGGATTAGTGTTGGGTGTGGCCTTAGTGTAGTCGGTCCAAGTGGTTTTGGGGGTTGTGGTCCCGGTAATGTAAGTATAGAGCTTGGCTCCAGTAAGCGGAATGCCAAGAGCATCATGGGCTGTGAATCTGGGGTTGTATCCTGCGGCTATCGTCATTTCTTTCCTCCGCTTTTAGTTTCAGCTTCATAGGTGGATATTTCGTGGGAAGCCGCAATAAGACGGGCAAGAATCCCTGCGGCCTGGGGGGATTTTGCCGGGAGTGTCAGTCCAGTCGTCAGCGTCTTGCATACTGTGGGGTTGAGGAGCATCTTGCTGAGAACGGCTGGCCCAAAGATGATAGTAGCGGCTGGGATCTCCAGATTGCCAGTGAGGACTGCCCCCAATGCCCCAGCCTGTGTGAGCTGGATGAGCACCTTACCTGCTCCCTCAGACGGTTTATCCTGTGCAATCTTCAGTGCGGACCCCAACTGCTTGAGGGCTTCTATCTGCTGGGGATTGAAGGACTCGGAGATCATTTCCTTTCCGAAGCTTCCGGGCTTACCTTCCAAGTGGTTGAGGAGCCGTTTCCCCATTAATACCCCGTCAACGTCGGTGGACTTCTGCATCAGGTGTTCCATGAAGAACCCCTGCATTTTGGTCCACTCGGCTGGTTGGAGTGCCGCCTTGACCTTCCGGACCTTGCTGACTGCCCCCGGCTTGAAAATGGAGGGGGCTATCATCTCAGCCCCAGTGCCAGTATCATCGGCCAGTTTCACGAGTCGGCGGATCATGGTGGAGTTGAACTTCTCACTACCTTCTTTATAGAAGCGATTGGCAATACGCCACGAGTCCAGAACGTCCGGGTGTGCGCCCAACGAATCCTCAATCGCTTGATCCGTGAGGCTGATTAGCTTCTTCGCTTTCCCAATCGCCGGGGCTTTCTTATTCAGCACGTTAAACTCGTCCACTCGGCTGATGAGCCGGGAGCGGAGTTCACGGGCAACGTCGAACCCAATATCGTCCGGGAGGTCCTGAATAGCTGAGATGAGATCATCACCTGCATTCTTAGCTTCAATGTCGCTCAAGTTCTTAGTAGTGGAGCGCACCTGAGCGGCGAACTCCTTCAGCGATTTGGTGGGGATATTAACGACACCAGCAGGGGTCACTTGCTTATTGGACTTGAGGGGGACGTTGGGAGCGAGAGTAATGGTTTTTCCGCCACCAGTGTTAGTTCCTGAGTACCCCAAGTCCGCAATTTCGTCCATCGGGGTCCGTTTGGTGAACGTGGCCACTCCGGACTCCCTTGATGCCCGGTTAGCTTCATCTGCTTTCTTGGCAGCGGATTTCCAGATCTTGGACCCACGTTGAGTATCCAGGTTGAGAAGGGGAGCACCTTCGGGGAGCTGGAATGCTTCACCCTTAGTTGCGGATTGACGAGCGAACGACGTGTACCCACCATCTGCGGTCTTGTATATGATCCCCTTCCCACTCAGTGGCACATCAATTACTCGCTCCGGGATCTGGGCTATTGCGTCGGACACATTATTATACAACACATTGGAAGCTGAAGCGTGAACCTTTCTGCTGTTTTCGATTGACTGAACAAATAGGTTCCCCAGATCAGTAGGGTCAGTGCGCTGCCCAAATTGATCAATCAGCGAATCAGCGAAATCGTCGAAGAACTTGAGCCGCTCCGTCTTGAACTTGGAGATTGAGCCACCACCAACAAGCGAAGATTCGGCCACGTTGTGGAGGAGGTCCAGCGCACGGGACTCAGTGGCTTCGGCTGGCATGAGCACGATGGGCTTAATCTTGTCCTTGAAGTAGTTGATTGCGTCTTCTGCTCCCTCCACCAGTTTCTTCTTATACGGGGCTATTATCTTCATTACCCCTTTCATGGCCAAACCGCCAACAGCTTCCCACGTCCCCTGCTCAATACCGAACATGGCAATACGTTTGGCCGCTTCAATGGAGGTCTTGGGAGCCGCAGGACTCCCGGAGAGGTGTTGCCCGATTTGCTTAAATGCTTCACCGGCTCCAGCACCGAACGCCACAATTCCAGCAAGGGGAGGAATGGCCGTGATCCCGGCTCCGGTTGCGGCAAGGCCGCCAACAATACCACCACCAACGGCTGGACCCTCATTGACCACACCCTCAACCACGTTGCGCATTGTGGAGTTATCAGTAATGGATCCTGGATTTTCGGGAGGAGCAGTTAGGTTCTGCTTCACCACTCGGTCCATTACCGCATCATCGGTGTCGTCGGGGAACTCCAGCTCTGTACCATTTGGGAGTTTGGCAACTTTCATTTTATTCTATTTCCTTGGTTGTCATACTTGATTATGGTGACGGTTCCACCACTTCCACCTGCGCCTGGAACGGAGATCCCCTTGGCCTTGGCCTGCTCAATGATCACACTCAGTGGTTGGTCCAGGGATATCCCGGTCCTGAGGAAATCGGCATTGAGAGCTAGTACCTTCTTGGTGGTTTCCTCTATGCTGTTGAGGTTGGCTATGTATTGAGTAGGTGAATTGTTCACCGGATCGGGGAATGCAGTCGCCAATTCCTTGAGTTCCTGCTCCCCACCAGCCACACCCGTTGCCCACTTGCGGAATGCAATGAAGTCGGCCTTGGCTTGGCGGAACCACTTGGCTCGGTCCTGGATCAGCTTCTTCTGCTTATCGGAGGACATACCGGCCTTATCAACCGCATTGGCCACAATAGCGTCTCCCTTCCCAAATAAGGTGAGGAACTCCGGCTTGAACAGGGCCTTGGTGTCGTTGAACGATTTTATGTTCTGCAGACCCTCAATGATCTCCCCCTCAAGTTTGGTCTTGGTGGGCTTAGTGAGGTCAGCGTTTCCGGTTTGGACAGTGACGTTGGTCCCCTTGGTCACTACCTTCTTGAAACCATCGGGGATTGGGTCCCCCTTCTTCACGTACTTCTGCTCACCCTTGGGACCCTCAAACACCTCATAGTCCGGTTTTGCGTCCTTCTCATTCTTGGAGTACCCAGGGGGGACAGGTCCCCCCTTCTTCACGTATATTTGATCGCCAGAGGGTCCGTCGAACAGCTCGTAGTCTCCCCCCTTATCAGAAACGGGGACCTCCCCTATCTTCTTGTCCCCCCGGTATAGCGCAGACCCGGGGGAGTAGGCATTGATCTCCTCACTCTTCAGTCGCTGGGTCTCAGTTCTCAGGGATTTGCGAATCACTTCAATCCGGTTAGGGTCATAGTTTGGGAGCATAGCTTCAATACCGTCTGCAGTTTCGGGATACTTGGTGTGGAGAAGCTTCTTGGCAATCATCATGTCCTCCTCACTGCTCACCGATCCTATGACGTTGAGGGCATAATCATATGCTTCAATCCGCTCCTTCCTCCCAGTTTGGCGTTGAGTCTCCTGCTGGTTGCTGAGTGCCATAGCAGCAGCGTTGGAGGTCAACTCCCGGTTCTGCTTGTGAGCGTCAATGGCCGCAAAATTGGGTATAGTCATTGGTTGTATTTCGGGTGACATATTATCTCCTTACTACCAGTTGAGGGGATTATCAGCCCCGTCCTTACGGGTAGCTGAATATGGTTTATTGGAAAATAGCTGGGGATCCTTATAACGCTGGTATCCAAGATTGGCCAAATTGGATATTGCACTATTGGCTATATTGGATTGATTTATTGCGTCATTGGCATATACATTCCCCAGTTGGACCTGGTTAGCAGCTACGTTCCCCATAATTTGGGTCCCCATATTGGCCGCTCCAGTGGACCCGGACAGCTTGAGATTGGACTGGACGATCCCCTTGTTCATGGCCATAGTTGCAATATTCCCGGTTGCGGTCTGCCCGATATTGATTATGGGGAGAAGACGATTGAGTTCAGCATCGAGAGCCTGAGAAGCGAAATTCTGCCCGTACTCAATTGCGGCCTTGATACTGGACCCTGATATTCCACCTCCGGTAATCTTGGAGCTGGCCGCTTGCATGGCTTCCATACCTTGCCCGTACTGGAACTTAGTCCCCGGACGATTCATTATCTCATTGGGGTCCTCCAGTAGTCCCTCATACGTCCCCAGTGCACGGTTCCCAGCGTCGGCACTGGGACGAAGTTCGGACACTGCAATATTGTACCCGGTCTCAATGTCTACCAGCCCCTCATCAACGGCACGGGCTATGTCAGCCCGGACCTCCCGAAGGTAGGCCAGTTGCATCTGCATTGACTGCTTATATGCACTTGCTTGTTTTTTAGCCGCACTGGAGGATCCGAAGGATGAAACCAGACCCCCAACTAGTGACATACCACCAATTATTACTGCTGCCCAAGACATAGCTTTTCTCCTTCTCCGCTAAGTAACAAGTTGTATTCCTCTTCTGTAATTATAAACTGTCTCTCAATTTCGTCCAAGTCCCTTTCTTCTGTGGGATGGACGTTGAGAAAGATGGTGTCCTCATGTGTGTATACCATCTTTTTGCTGAATGGAGGGGAGGTGAATATGGCCGGAGCCTCTATGCGCTTCACGGGAACGTCCTCCCCCATATACAGCGACAAGCACCCCTTAAGTACTATGTTGAGTGTCTCCTTGCGGTGTCGCTTCCCGATAATGAGTGAATCCTTGGGGATTAGAAGCTCCCGGACGTACACCCCGTCAGCGAAATTGTGGGTGACGGGAGCGTCCACCTGCTCAAATGAGCGGAGGGCGTTTTCCAGTTCCACCAGTGATAATTTCCGTTTGAATAATTCAATCTCGTTCATATTACCTCGCCATAGGTGAACTGTCAAGAGGGCGCAGGACCAGTGATTTGGTAATGTATAGGTAAATGGCCAAATTGTGAAACCACTTAGTGTTTACCAGCGAATTGGACACATAATCCATCTTACTCTCCTCAACCATGTTGATTACCTCTCTCCTCCGCATATCGGTGAAATCCCCAATAAGGAGTCCAAGGTGGTGATCCCCAAGAAGAAAGGGAGCGGACTCACTACACAGCTTCCACCAGTAGGGGAAGATGGTCTCAGCCCATAGTGCGGCGTTGGTGGTCTTGTACGATCCAACCGGGATTCCGTTGAGAATAGGGAAATACTGTGCCATCACCCAGGGGTAACCGGCTACATTGTCCACTTCAACCAGAGCTGGATCATAGGCCGGAATTTGATCCCCATTTTCATCCAATACCCAGGTAAAGCACTTGGAGGTATCATCCCAGAACTTGTTCACACCCTCAAGACATGAGTCCCTAAATGCCTCAACATAGGCAATCTCAGCCGGGGATGAGGAGGAGCTGGGATCGGACATGATGCGGACTAATGCGGATAAGGTATACCACCCCCCACATACATCCATCAGTAAAAAAAATGGGTACTCAGTTTGGTTTCCATCCGCAATAAGGTAAAATTGGTGGGCAGGGTAGAGATCAAATGCCTCAAACTGGGATATAATGTTGAAGTATACAATATTGTACAGGGCAGTGAAATATGTAATCCCGTGCTCACAGTTGTCATTGAAGAACCCATCGGGAAGGTAACCCGATTGGAGGAGCTGGTCAACAAGAGCTACCAGACCCAGTACCCCACCATCATGCGAATCTGGAGTGGTCACCTGCTCCATCAGAGTGTCAGTGTCCATGATGGTCCAGTTCACGTCCGGATTGTGGTATGAGGTTCGGCCAACGCACTTCCACGTTATGTCGTTATCAATGTACAGCGATATTCCCGGAGTGGGGGGAGGGGAAACCTCAAATCCAACCGGAGCGGCGGCAGACGTTCCATCGTTCTGAGCCTGCCACACCCATCCCTCAAAGTTGAAATCGCCAGTAACTAATTGCCCGTACTTATATGCGTGGGACCCCTGCCACACCACCACAGCCCGGTTAATTGCGTTCTTAACGTAATTCCATAGTGGTTCGGCCAACGGACTGGAGATCTCACGAGGACACCGGGCTAAGTAAGCGGCAGAGATTAGACCGAATACGTTGTGAACTCCTGCAATTACGCCCTGACGGAACGCTCCCTCATACGTATCCCGTCCTATGTAGCGGAGGACCGTAAGATCGTCGTCAGTAGCTCCCCACTTAAATTCCTGGAACCCGGAATAGGCATACGGTTCCCACGTGATTGCTGGAGCTGGAGGCTCAGTGGCGTGTATGGGTCCCGGATTGAGGCATATGTACAGTCGGCCAGCAGAGGTCCGGACCACTTCCTGGTATGCCATATCCAGTGAACCAGCCCACTCATGGTCGTGCGGTTTGACGTAATAGTCGTTGATCAGCGAGTCCATACCCACGTCAATCAACCGATTGCGCTTCTCAACTGGGTTCCGGTCACACATGGACCAAACTGTCCAGATTCCAGTATTGACGCTGGTAGTTGCCCACGTGAGCACCTGACACAAGTAGCACTTATCGGGGAAACGGTCATGAGTTCCGTCCAGGTTATGCTCGTCGTAGGTGATCACCCCGTCACTATCTACCCACACTGAGTAGTTGGTTCCCTGTGTGAATGTGTGGCTCCAGGAACTCAACACCACCTCCTTGGTGGGGAATATACACTTAATTGCTGGGAACGTAACCGTTAGCCCGGATATGTCGGATAGCCCAATGTCCACCCAACCAATAACGTAAGGGAAGCTGGTCAGGGATTTGGAGACTGCGGCGTTCAACTGCGCAACCTGAGCGACGGTCATATACCCCGGAACTGAAGACGTGGCCGGGACTATTGATATGTCGGGGTTCACTCCCCCAGACGATTGAATGGGAGCGGTCCCGGTGACAGTGATTGTGAGTCCCCCTACCCCGCTACCATTAATGGCAGTTACAATGTCACGGAAGAACGCTTGCCACTCCATAGTCATTTGGTTATTGACGTACATCGGGACTCGTGGAGTAGATATGGGAGGTAGATCAGGCATCTTCTTCAGTCTCCATATAAGCATCAAGAATTACACGTTTAACTGCGGCACTAATTTTGGCCTTGAACACCCAATTTACTCCCTGTCCCAGTTGTGTGATTGTGCAGTGGTTGTCCGTTTCCCCTATTGCGCCCAATGGGAGCGGAACGTCAACTTCGGAGGACCAGTTTCTCCCCCCGTCCCTGGACCAACTGAAGAGTAGCTGGGGATTGATGTCCTCATCAGCTCCGGTTATCAATCCGACACCCGGTTCCGTGAGAATGTGCACTTCGTCCACTGTCAATCGGGTTTGCTTCTTCCGGAATACGGGAGTGATACGAGTGGCTATCAGCTCCGTCCCGTCCTCATCATACACGTCCGTCTTCATTTCGTACAGCTTGCCATTGGAGTAATCCCCCACTATGTGCTTCCCGTTGAATACGGCGTGGCAGTTCACCCTCCACCTCTCATCAGCTCCACTGATCCGGGAGGACCTGTTGTGCCACAATGAGGTGACGGAATCGTAGACGAAAGTTATGGAGTCAGTGGGGAATGTGAGAACGATAAACGTATGACCCAACTGCTGGTATGAGAACATGATGGCATCGGATAGTGTGGTAAGTTGGGCAATCTGGTAGTCAATAGCAAAGGTGGAGACCACTGTGGGCTGGTGTCCTATCATCTGAAACACCTGCCCCTGACCCGTTCTGTTACGCCCCAACCAATATACAGCGTTATTGGCCTTGCACCGAGCGAAGTTGGAGATTCCCCCAATCTCAAGAAAGGCTCCCTCATAACGAGCGAAGTTAAACGTAGCCGCTCCGTTGTTATACCAGGGTTCAGTGGAGTACTCCCCAATGATTATTACGTCCCTGTGGTCCACTAGCAGACTGACAATGGAATCGGAATCACCCCCGGCAGTGGAGAAAGCCAGTCCACCCCATGATGTTCCGTCAAGGAAATCGGATCTCCAGATTTGACCCGTCCCCGGTTTATTGACCAGGTAGTAGCCGTCAACCTGTACTATATTATTTCCTCCAGGGAAATCAGCATCCACTATCTGAGCGAACACCTCAGTGGTTAAATTGTACGTGTACCCGTAGTCACCATCCACTATAGTAATATCAATAGCGTTGGTATCAATCCCCACCATTCCGGACGAAGTGTTGAGGGTCCCCTTGGAACTCACATTCCCGGCTGAGTCCATACGGTACAACGTGTTCCCAACCACAGCGTATAGATAGGAGCCGAATTGGATCTCCCCCCGGATCTCACTTGCTGACCCCGGAGTAACCCAAGCGGAGAGTCCGGGAGTCCCGAACAGTGCGAGTTTGTTCTCTCCCATATCGGGGTAGGGACGGGGATAGAAATTGGTACACACCTGTGAGGATAAGATTATGGACTCGGATACGTAAGCTGGTCCGGTGAACGGGATAGTAATTCGTGACATAGAATCTCCTAGTAACCAGCTAATATATTATAACGTGACCCCCCACTCATCATGGATCTGAACTCCGGATTCCCTCTGGGGGATGGTTTCTTTGAATTTTTACTCTTTATTGCTTTCTTGGCCTGAGCCGCAAGAGCGGCCAGTTCCCCCGTTACCTTCTTGCCGAAGTTGGGGGAGATCTCCTGCGCCAGACCAAGGATTATAGCTCTCCTGTACCCCGGTTGAAGGTCCACCTCAGTGGCGGAAGAGGCGAATGACGCAATGGTCTTGGACACCTTGAGATAGAGAGAATCAGTGGAGTCGGGAGTAGGCCACAGGTATATCTTCCCCAATGGGTACTCAGGGGTATACGCCAGTATCTCTGGCCGACCCGTCGTTGTTTTGCTCATCCTCCTCCGGTATACGTCCATTGTGTACTTCTTGACGGGAAAGTCNCTCCCACCACTCCGGATGAACGATTGGTCCTTAATTTCATTGGGACGAGCGGAGTTNAAGTTCCCNCCCGTCCCATATGTGTAGGAGNCCTGACCAACCACCAGACTGAATGACTCCTCAACATCGGCCAGGATCATAATATCCTCNANTGCCCAGGATTCCAGCAGATCATTAAGTTCGGCCAGAACCTGAGACACCTTGGANGCTGGGACTGTTTCCCCAGGGTATATAATCCGGGCTTTCACCATTGCCCTTTCAATCAAATGACTGGCAGAAGTTGTGCTCATCCCNGACCCCCTATTCTAACTTGTTTTCTAACTCAAACTCCAGCACCTTGTTCATGATATCCTCGGAAGTATCCCTCTTGACCAGCTTGATCCCAATATACCTTGGATCCCCCTTAATTGCGTCAATGAGAGCCTCTTTGGATGCCCAGTCCTGAATTGATATCAGGGGGTTATCTTTGAGTAGCCAGGGTGGACCGAACCACCCATCCTCCCATGCCTTATCCACCTCCTCCTGGGTCTTAAATGATTTGGACTTCCCCTCCTTGTTGTACAGGAACGTGGGGGCAATCTTGTAATAATTAGGCATTAGTACCTCCTTGAGAAGCGGACGACGCACAACGCACAGCGCACGTCCGCACTCGAAATTAAACATCCAGGAACGGAAAGAAGAGACGCTC